CTATAGAAGAGTCAAGGTTACCAATTTAATGTGATCTCGATTCACATATCTATCAGACCCCCGAAAGGGGGTCTTTTTTTATCTAAATAAAAATAAAACTAGTAGTAACAATGAAACCAACTCCAAGACAATCGCAAGAAATCAATAAGAACTACGAAAGAGTTGTTGAGCACCTGATCAAAGAAGGTTATGCAGATGATAAAGAGTCTGCCGATAGTATTATCTCGGGTATGAGCGAAGTGTGGTTCAATCTCATCATCCAAGAATGAAAACTTTTAAAGAGTTTATAAAAGAAGCACTTCCTTTTGGAGCAATCGTACAAGCAAGTTCTTACGGTCCTGGATTATATGGAAATCCAACCGCTTCTGGACAAAAATTAACACCAGGCACTCGTGGTGTTGCGCATAAAAAATTACCACTAGGAAGTCAAGTTAGAATTACCGACCCTAGAACTGGTAGATCTGTTGTGGCACCAGTTGTTGATAGAGGTCCATATCATGGAAACCGTCAATATGATTTAACAACACAAACAACAAAAGATCTTGGGTATAAAAACTATAAAGATTTTGGTGTTAGGAATTTAGATGTTACGCCAGTGACAAAAGAGAAACCAAAACCAAAAATTCCAGACCTGGGTGTAAAAGTTGATATGAGTATTCCAAAAATAATTCCAACTAAGAAAAAATAATGTCTAATTGCAATTTTCCTGGACAAATTTCAAATAGAAATTTTCTAACAACTGTTGGATTTAAATTTACTTTGGCAAAATATCCCCAAGTAGATTTCTTTGCTAACAGTGCTAGAATACCAGAAATTTCACTTGCAACTGCAATACAACCTTCATATTTGAAGGACATTGATGTACCTGGTGAAAAATTAACCTATGGAGATTTAACTCTTAGGTTTATTGTAGATGAAAATATGGAGAATTATATTGCAGTTTATAATTGGTTAACTGGATTAGGATTTCCAGAAACAACTCAACAATTTAAAAATTTGACCACAGACGACACTGGTCAGAGAGACATGTTGGAAGCGTTTAGTGATGGAACTCTACGTGTTCTGAATAGTAATTATAAAGAAGTAGCAAAGGTTAAATTTCTTGATTTGTTTCCAACTTCATTAAGTTCTCTTGATTTTGATGCTACACCAACTGACATCCAGTACTTTACAGCAGAGGCATCTTTCAAGTATACTGTATACACCATAACTAGTTCAACTTAATGAACCTTGAACAAATTCAGGAGATGTGGCAGCGAGATTCTGTCATTGATCCCGATAATCTACATGATGAATCTTTAAAAATTCCCCAACTACACTCAAAGTATTATACGATCTATAATACGATTACTTTGTTGCGTGAGAAAGCAAGAGAAACATATAATAGAGTCAAACTCGAGCGTTACAATTATTACACCGGAAAGGCGCCCATAGAGGTTTATGAGGAAGAACCATTTCCTTATAAAGTTCGTGACAAAGAGGCATTACAGAGGCATATGGACGGTGATGAGAAGTTAAGTAAAGTAGAACTTAAAATAAGATATTATGATATTATGCTGAAGTTTCTTGAAGAAGTTATCAAGACAATTTCTAATCGCACTTATCAAATCAAAAATGCCATCGAGTGGCATAGATTTCAGGCAGGTTTTAACTAAATAAAAATAAACTGTCTGCAAGATGAAGACTTTTAAAGAATTTTTGGATGAAGCGAGAAAGATACAACAAATATCAACAACACGCAAATCTGGAATAATGCCCATTCCAGGATCTGAGGGTTCTGCGAGAAAAGATGTAGCAATTGCAGGATTTAGAGGAAGGGGTCCAGTTCAAGATCCAAAAGTTACGACTGATTGGAAAATGAAAAATGGTCCAGATGTAGCGACATATATTAGAACTCACGCAAATCCAACAGCATTTGCATCATATACTGCCAAGCAAGCATATAAAGAAGGGGAAAAAGGGGTTCGCAATGTTGTAAAGGGATTGCGTTCTCAACTATCAGGAATATCCGGAGCAGTTCATGATGTTACATTAGGAAAGGCAAAATCAAAACTGTCTCCTATGCAAAAAGCAAAAGCATTTTTAGGAGCAGCAAAGTCAGTACCACAAAAAACATTAGAAGCAGGTGCAAAATCTGGTGATATTGTTGTAAACAAACCAACAAATATTTCATCATCAGGACCTAAAAGATCTAGAAGTGATGCTGAAGGTGCTGCTCAAAGAGGTCGCATATATCAAAGTATCAAAGGTCCTTCCGGAGAAAGAATGAGTCCTATTAATCAGAGAACAGGATATCAAACTGCTAGAATTTCTGGTGGAAGTTCTTCACTCCCAAATCTAGGTAGAGGTGTTGATAGAAAACCAACACGCATGGATAAATTTATTCCGGGACAAGGTGGTAGATATGGAATAGGTGGAATTGGACTTGCAGATTGAGAGGCAGAAATGCCTCTTTTTTATTGTCAATAAATATTTTTGTATTGATATGAACGTATGTCACATTTGGTTATATCTAAAAAGAATGAGGTATATCTTCAGGTAAAAGCAGAACCACACGTCTATTATGAACTTGCGGATCAGTTCACATTTGACGTACCAGGTGCTAAGTTTATGCCCCAGTTTCGCAACAGACACTGGGATGGAAAAATACGATTATTCAATACTCAAACTGGTGAGATCTATATTGGTCTTCTAGATAAACTCACTCGTTTCTGTGAGAATCACGAATATACTTATGAGTTTGTAAACAATAAGTTTTATGGTCTTCCTTTTGAAGTCAATGAGATGATTTCGAAAGAAGGTGTGAAAGATTATATGAATTCTATTTGCAAGTATGCTCCCCGCGAATACCAAGTTGAGGGAGTATACGACGCTTTAAGACATAATCGAAAGTTGTTGATATCTCCAACTGCTTCTGGAAAGTCGTTGATGATATATTCGATTGTGAGATATTACGTTGAGAAAGGACAAAATACTCTGATAGTTGTTCCAACGACTTCCCTTGTAGAACAAATGTATAAAGATTTTGCTGATTATGGGTGGGATGTTGGTTCATACTGCCACAAGATATATGCAGGGAAAGAAAGAGAAACGGACTCTCAGGTGATTATCACTACCTGGCAATCCATCTACAAACTTCCCCGTCAATACTTTTCAAGATTCAATGTGGTCGTAGGAGATGAAGCACACCAGTTTAAATCAAAGTCATTAGTATCTATAATGACAAAACTTTCTGATGCTAAATTTCGTTATGGTTTTACAGGCACGCTGGATGGCACACAAACGCACAAGTGGGTTTTAGAAGGTTTATTTGGTCCTTCATACAAAATCATCAGAACTGAAGAACTGATGCAGAAGGGTCACGTTGCCAAATTGGATATTAATATTCTTCTATTGAAACACCCACCGAATAAGTTTGAGAACTTTGAAGAAGAAGTTCAATATATCATCAACCACGAAAAACGTAATAAGTTCATCAAGAACCTTGCCCTAGATCTCAAAGGTAATACTCTCATTTTATTTTCCAGAGTAGAAGGTCACGGACAACCTTTATACGAACTGATAAATAGGAGTATCGCTGAGAATCGTCATGTATTTTTTGTACATGGTGGTGTAGATACTGAAGACCGAGAAAAAGTCAGAGAAATAACTGAGAAAGAAAATAATGCAATCATCGTTGCTTCTTACGGGACTTTTTCTACTGGTATTAATATCAGAAATCTACATAACGTTATCTTTGCTTCCCCTAGTAAGTCTAGAATCAGAAATCTCCAATCAATCGGAAGAGTCCTAAGAAAGGGGGACAACAAAACAAAGGCAACTCTATATGATATTGCCGATGATATCAGTTATAAGTCAAGAAAAAATTATACACTCAACCATCTAATAGAAAGAATCAAAGTTTATAACGAAGAAAACTTTAACTATGATATTGTAAACATACCGCTTAAGAACTAATGGGAGAAGAGTTTTACGCAATCATAAAATTAATTTCAGGAGAAGAAATCATTGCTCTTATCTCAGTTGATGAGAATGATGGTGATCCTTTAATTATTCTTCAAAATCCTCTTACGATGAAAATGATTCATTCTCCAACAGGATCATATATTAAAGTCAAGCCCTGGATGGAATTGTCAGATGATGATATTTTTATTATCAGACTTGATCGTGTAATTACAATGACAGAAACAAAAGATCAAAGAGTTATTGAAGTCTATGATTCATATATTAACGATGATGAGCAAGATAGTATTGATATATAC